TGGACACCAGAGGCAGAAATAGACATTATCAGGTGACATTGATGGCAATAGCAGAGAATCACTATAACGAATTAAAAGAATATTGGGACTTCCAAAGGAAGAGAGAATACAATTACGAACAACTATGTAATGTATGCGACAATATAGGTTCAAACTTTAGGTTTACCAATGGTAAAAACGGTGATGAACTAAAAAAAGATTTATGGAACAAAATACAACCGGACGAGTATGAAGAGCCACCTAAAGATTGGGTTCCACAAGATGAGAAGTATAGACTATGGAACGAAGGAACACCAAAGAAATTTAAGGTGTCCTTTAAGAAAATGAAAACAGTACAAGCTTGACAATATCTAAAAGATATGTTATAGTTAGTACATTATAATTAAGGAGATAATAATATGAGTGATTTTTTAAAAGACATAATCAAAGAGAGTGGAAATGAGTATGCAGGTTTAGTAAGTGATGGTATGGATAGTGATGTATCAAGTTTCATTGACACAGGTTCTTATTCTTTTAATGCTCTACTATCTGGTAGTATCTATGGTGGATTACCAGCAAACAAAATTACAGCAATCGCCGGCGAGGCAGCAACAGGTAAAACATTTTTTGCATTAGGTATTGTACAGAATTTTTTAGATGTAAACAAAGACGCTGGTGTTATTTACTTTGAATCAGAAAGTGCCGTATCAAAAGACATGATTGAAAGTCGTGGTGTTGATGGTACTAGAATGGTCGTTGTACCAGTTGCTACAGTACAAGAATTTAGAGCTCAATCAATAAAAATTATTGACAAATATTTAGAACAACCAGAGAAGACTAGAAAACCTTTGTTGTTTGTATTAGATAGTTTAGGTATGTTATCTACTACGAAAGAAATGGAAGACACAGCCGCTGGTAAAGAAACAAGAGACATGACAAGATCACAAATTGTTAAGTCAACTTTTAGAGTATTAACATTGAAACTAGGTAAAGCAGGTATTCCTATGATTATGACCAATCATACGTATGATGTTATTGGTTCAATGTTCCCTCAAAAAGAAATGGGAGGTGGTTCAGGACTAAAATACGCTGCCTCATCAATCATCTATTTAAGTAAACGTAAAGAAAAAGAAGGTACGGAAGTAGTTGGTAATATTATACATTGTAAAAATTATAAGTCTAGATTGACAAAAGAAAACGCACAAATTGATGTTAAGTTAACCTATAAAAAAGGTCTTGATAAGCACTATGGTTTATTAGATATGGCAGAAGCAGCCGGTATCTTTACCAAAACTTCTACAAGATTTGAAACACCACAAGGTAAGGTGTTTGGTAAAACCATCAATGACGATCCAGAAAAGTATTTTACAAAGGAGATATTAACCAAAATAGATGAATACGCCAACAAAAAATTCAAATACGGATCAGACGAAGAATAAGAAGTATGTCTTTGCACAAAAGACTGGTGACGATTTTACGGCTATAAAGTTACTTGAAGATAAGTACAGAAATGTAATCTACAAGTACGGTAAAGTTGCGTTTGCTAAAGACGAAAAGCCAGATGGTACATTGCCAATGAAGTTTGATTATGATATACTAACCAATCCAGAATCAAAAGACATTGAGAACCAAGAGTTTATAGATTACATAGGTGACATATTGATAGAAGTAATGGAACAACAATTAAATAATGGAAAGGTAGAGTTCAGTGAATAACGAAAGAATAGAAGTCACCATATTAAGAAACTTAATGTTTAACGAACTGTATATGCGAAAAGCAATACCGTTTTTAAAAGACATATACTTTTCTAAAAGAGAAGAATCAATATTGTTTTCAGAAATATATTCCTTTGTTGAGAAGTATCAGAATCTTCCTACTAAAGAAACCATTTTGGTTGAAATGGGTTACAGAAAAGATTTAAATGATCAAGACGTTGCTGGTGTAAAAGATTTAGTGGCACAGTTAAGTCCTGAAGATGTTGATTCAAAATGGCTTATAGATACTACAGAAAAGTTTTGTAAAGATAGAGCAGTACATAATGCCGTACTTGATGGTATTAAGATACTTGATGGTAAAGACAAAGAGAGACAATCGGAGGCGATACCAAGTATCTTGGCAGACGCCTTATCAGTTTCATTTGACAATCATATCGGGCATGACTATCTTAACGACAGTGATGAAAGATTTAATTGGTATCATACAAAAGAAAAGAAGTATCAATTTGATTTAGGTTACTTCAATAGAATTACAAAAGGTGGTGTACCAAGTAAGACTTTAAATATTGCTCTTGCAGGTACAGGTGTTGGTAAATCATTGTTCATGTGCCACGTAGCTGCTAGTTTCTTAGCACAAGGATTAAACGTATTATATATTACTTTAGAAATGGCAGAGGAAAGAATTGCAGAAAGAATAGACGCTAACTTATTAGATGTTTCTATGGACGATCTACATGATATGCCAAAATCATTATATGAAGATAAGATAACAAAAATTAAAGATAAGACTAAAGGTCAATTAATTATAAAAGAATATCCTACAGCGTCTGCTCATAGTGGTCACTTTAGAAGTTTATTAAATGAACTGTCTTTAAAGAAAAGTTTTAAACCACAAGTGTTGTTTATTGATTATCTAAACATTTGTTCTAGTAGTAGATTTAAAGGTGGTAATATATCATCGTATTTTTATATTAAGGCAATCGCTGAAGAATTAAGAGGACTTGCCGTAGAGTTTGATATGCCTATCTTTAGTGCAACTCAAACAACTAGAACAGGATTTGTTTCAACTGATATTGGTTTAGAAGATACATCTGAATCATTTGGTCTTCCAGCAACGGCAGATTTTATGTTTGCTTTGATGTCTAATGAAGAGCTAGAGCAGTTAGGACAAATGAAAGTAAAACAATTAAAGAATAGGTATAACGATCCTTCTTTACATCGTTCTTTCATTATAGGTGTAGATAGAGCCAAGATGAAACTATATGATGTTGAAAACAATGCTCAAAACATTGTAGACAAAGGACCAGAACCTAAAAAAATAGATAACCCTTACGATAAATTTTCGGATTTTAAAGTATAATATGGCTACACAAAAAGTAAGATTTAATAAAGAAGATAGAAGACCTAGAGCAAATAAAGATTACGATAAGGTATCTTATTCAAAGAAGATGGTTAAGAAAGGTCGTAAGATTATATGGCAAGTTAAAGAGAAACCAACTAATAATATTATTGCACATTATTTTTTTGAAGAAGACGCAGATAAACTAGTTAAATTTCAAAACAAAAATAGAGTGTGGGAAATGAACGGTGGTGTTCCAAAGTTTCTATGGATTAACAACATATAGTACTTGCCATCTTCTTATAAATATGGTATAAGAAAGTTATGGCATACAATTTAGCAACACTATCAACACTGGTACAACACGTACCTTCAAAATTAAAAGGTGATTTTACATCTATATTAAAATTGATGGACGAGGGTGGTTACTATGGCGATGACGCTCCGGTAACTAAAAGTAAGACGTACACAGTAAAACTTACTCCTTCAAATTTTTATAAGGTATGTGATTTACTAATAAAGAAGTATGACGCAACCATTAAACAAGGTGCTAAAAAATCAGCAGACGTTATAATACAAGAATTTAAAATTAAGTTTGTAGAGACAGGTAAGAAATCAGTAGGTTCTCTAGACGCAACAGTTGTACAGAAACAAGAACTTGCCTCACTTTGGATTATTCAAAGATCATTAAAAGATAAAAAGAAGTATACATGTCCTGAAGATATATCAAGAGACGTAAAGTATAAAGAACTAGTAGCAATATATCCAGATGTTATGGAAGATGGTTGGCTGGATAATTTTTATCAACAACAAAAGAAGATGTTAGAAGTTTTTTCTGGTGTAAACTTTACAGAATATAATAGAGACGGTGGTTTTATGACTTATATCTCTAACTTAATAAGAGACAAGTTTAAAATATCTAAAAAAGATAGTTGGAATCCTGCTGACATATGGTTAATTAGTAATGAAACTTTAGTAAGAAAAACTATTGATCAGGCCATGGCAGGCAAGTCTGTATCTATTTCAAAATTAAATGATGTGATGAAGATACTATATGCAAAAAATAAATTAGCAGGTGTATCTTTAAAGAAAGTATCAGGTAACGTAGCAAGATTTGAAGAAGTAAATACTAAAAACGCATTAATGAAAGACGCCAAGTTTGTAATGAAGTTAGATAAATCAGTTATGAATATGAAAACTCAATCAGACAAAACATTATCGTCCTCTGATATGAGAATAGATATTAAATCTTCTAATGATGTATGCGAATTTCAGGTCAGACAAAACGGAAAAGGATTTAATCAGAATTTAAAATTTGATGGTAAGTTTAAAGGTGCTGGAGCTGCTCGTGTAGGTAAAGTGCCGTTAGATTTACTAGCCAAATTACTACTAGAGTATGGTGTAGGTAACAATGCTAGTAAGTTTTTTGTAAACAAACATCAAATGTATCCTAAAACTTTAAAAGATTTTGATAAAGTAAAAAAGGTTTACCAAAATAGATTTGATTTTGTAAATAAAAAGACGGAAACGGGTATAAAGAATAGTGATTTTACACCTAATATGATCAGATCGTTCAACTCGGCTGACTTAAAGAACGGTGTATCACATACAAAGCTAATGGAACTAGACTTTCTTTATTGTATTTACAAGATACCAGAAGCAAAAAGAAACAAAATGCTTACAGATATGGTGTACTTGGCAGAGAAAAGAGGGTCGCAATTTGGTCCATTTGGCAAGTTGTACTAGTATAAATAGAGGTAACAACAAAAATGTTGTTTGAGTTATTAAATGGGATAGTGATTATAGTTATGGAATAAATGAAGGAAATATGTTTAATTTTAAAGGTTTTATTACAAAAGAAAAGAACACACATTTAGAACACCTAGAAGACGATATAATTAATAGGGGTTCTGTAGGTGGAGATAATGCTGTTAAGTTTCTAAAGTCAATTAGAAACATGTTAGCAGGTTCATCTGGTGGTAAAGTAAATATGTCTGTTAAGTGGGACGGTGCTCCCGCTATTGTAGCAGGTATTAATCCAGAAAATGGTAAATTCTTTGTTGGTACTAAATCAGTATTCAACGCAACACCAAAAATCAATTATACTTCAGGTGATATATCTTCCAACCATTCAGGTCCGGTTGCAGAGAAATTGAATGTATGTTTAAGAGAATTAAAAAGATTAAGAATAAGAGGTATCTACCAAGGCGATTTACTTTTTACAAATGATACAGTAACAAAAGTTATAGACGGTGAAAGTATGATTACATTTACACCAAACACTATTACATATGCTGTACCAGCCAACTCAACAATAGGTAAAAAAATTAGAAGAGCAAGAATAGGAATAGTATTTCATACTTACTATTCAGGCAAAACTATGAAATCATTAAATGCTGGTTTTGGTACTGTGTCTGGTAAATCAGGATCATCTTCTATATTTTTAGCAAGTGCTGGTTACACTGATACATCTGGTTCATCTACATTTACAAAGAGTGAACTATCTAGATTTGATAGTCTAATAAGAATGGCAGAGGGTTCTTTAAGTAAAGCTTCAACAATACTAAATGAAATGTCAAGAAACAAAGACGCCTTATCTGTAGGGTATAGATTAAAATCTTTCTTCAATCACTATATAAGAAACACACAAGGCCATATGGCCAAAGTAAAATCAATGCAAGGTATGTTTAGAGATTACTACAAGAACATATTACAGGCAGAGATAGACGCCAAGAAATCAGATAAAGGTAAACAAAAATATAGAGATATATTAGATACAAATTTAAAGTATATTGATAGAAATGAATCAGCATTGTATTTTGCAATCGCTAGTCATATCAGTTTACAAAATGCAAAGAACTTTTTAGTAAGTAAGCTATCACAAGTACAAAACATAGGTCACTTCATAAGAACATCAACAGGTTACAGAGTAACTAATCCAGAGGGTTATGTTGCAGTAGATAGATCAGCGGGTGCAGTTAAACTTGTGGATAGACTAGAATTTAGTAGAGCCAACTTCACGATTAGTAAAGATTGGGTCAAAGGATAAATATAAACAATGAAAACTTATAAAGAATACGAAAACAAATTAGATCATATTGATAGCTTATGCGAAGATATGAAATATGACGACCTTGTAGTTGAAGAAATTGAACATCAAGGAAAGAAAGTAAAACTAAACAACCCTACTAGAACACCTGGTGGACCAGGTAAGTTTGCAGTGTACGTTAAGAACGATAAAGGTAATGTTGTCAAGGTAACTTTTGGTGATCCTAATATGGAAATCAAAAGAGACAGTGAAGCAAGACGTAAATCTTTCAGAGCAAGGCACAACTGTGAAAATCCAGGTCCTAAATGGAAGGCAAGATATTGGTCATGTTATCAATGGAGAGCTGGTGCAAAGGTAGATAATTAAAAATGGAGATACTATGTATATAAAAGGTGGAATGAAAAAACTTTCCAAGGCTATCGCCAAGTCAGCGAAAGAAGGATTTGACAAAGAGATAGCACAAGCACAAGAAGAAGAAAATCAAATACAGGCAATGGAACGACAAGCGGCTGGTTTACCACCAATTGATGAACCAGAAACGATGAAGTTTCCTACGCCAGAACCATCAAAGGAACAACCAACGGAAGAAGTTCCTTATGTAGAACCGGAGATTATAAGAGTGAATGAAAACTATGACCCCTTAAAAGGAAATTTAACAATGACTGAAAAGTGCGAAGCATGGAAACATAACTTTGCTCAGTTAGAACCAAAAGAAAAGTTTATGTATCTAATACAACAAAGTAAAGGTGTTGTTAAATTAGATGAGAAGACACAGAGAATACAAGGCTATAGAGTTTATGGTTGTGTAAGTCAGGTATGGGTATTACCATCATTAAAAGGTGATAATATGATACTAGAAATGGACGCAGACTCACATGAAGCAAGAGGAGTTGTTTACATACTTAAAAATATTTTCTCAGGTCATACGCCGAAAGAAATCATTGAGTTTAATACACATGATATTATGGACATTGGTTTTTTAGATGTTCTATCTATGGGAAGAGTTGACGGTACTTATGCAATTATACAAGCAATCAAAGCTTATGCAACAGACACACAACAAATAATTGATGAACAGTCTGGTATTGTTAATACAGAGAGTGTATATAAACCAGGTAACGCTACTAACAAAGATTACTTCAAGGACTTTAAAGACGAATAATGAAAACAATTAAAGAAGTCAACACAATGTTACAAGAGGGAGTGTACGATCCAGGTATATTCAAAGCTTTCTTTTTAGCAGGTGGTCCAGGTTCGGGCAAGACTTTTATTACACAATCAGCATTTGCTGGTACAGGATTGAAAGTAGTTAATTCAGATACAATCTTTGAAAGAAGTTTGTTAAAGGCAAATTTATCATTAAAAATGCCAGACCATGAAGAATACTTTAGAGACATTGTAAGAAGAAGATCAAAACTTACAGCAGGTTCTCAATTGGAACAATATGTACAAGGCAGATTAGGATTAATCATAGACGCAACAGGTAGAGATAAGACAGTTATTACAAGACAACACTCTATGTTAAAGGCGATTGGTTATGATACGTATATGATCTTTGTAAACACAAGTTTAGAAGTTGCACAACAAAGAAACTTAAATAGACCTAGGTCTGTACCTGAATACATTGTACAGAATAGTTGGAACAAAGTACAACAAAACATTGGTAGTTTTCAAACTACATTTAAACCAATGAACATGTTAGTTGTTGACAATAACAGATCAGAAAAAGAACTTGTCACTAATACGGTAGCTACAGCAAGTAAATATATTAGAAGACAAATAAGTAGAAATCCAGATAACTATCTTGCTAAACAATGGATAGCAAAAGAACTAGAGGCAAAAAATTCACTGGCAAAGATGAGAAAATGATAACAAATTTTAAAGACTACATAATCAAAGAAAGTATTATAGATATACCTAGAAGAACATATGCACCAGCTGTGTTTGATAATGCAGATACTAAAAAACCTACAATAAAAAAGAGTGTTCTAAAACAGATTGACGATCAAATCTTTCAGTTTAAAAAAGAATATCCTGTTTTAAAGGTTGCTTTAATCGGTTCAATACTAACACATAGATATAGAAATGACGCAGACTTGGACATTAATATACTGTTTGATATACCAAAAGAAAAACAAGAACAAGAAAGAGTTGACCTTTCTCAAAAGTATTTGTCAGCAAAGAACCCAAAAAATATTCAAGGTAAATTAATACCAGGTACACAACACCCTATTAACTATTACTTTATTACAGATGAAGAAACTTACGATGATCAAAACAAAAAAGCAGACGCAGTATTTGATATAACAAATAATAAATTTGTTAAGAAACCTGACGACTTTGTATTTGATACTAATCTATATGTACAAGAGTTTGAAAGAAAAGTACAAGAGTTAGACGTAGTTAAAGGTGAATTAAAAAGAGACATTATAGATTATAATGAATTAACAGAATTAAAACCTAACGACATTTTAAATCTACAAGAAAAGATTAATGAAAAGTTAGATGAAATAGAAGATAGTATTAGTGACATAATTAAAATCGGAGATGTTGTAGACGCCGAAAGAAGATCAGCATTTAATACTGACATGTCACCAGATGAAATTAGAAAATTCGGTGTTAAGAATAGATTACCTAAAAATGTTATCTATAAGATGTTAGAAAAATACCATTACTTAAAGTTCTACAAAAAATGTAAAATGATTTTAGATGATGGTAAAGTTACAGACGATGAAATTAAATCTTTAAGAATAGAAGACGTTGATGGTATGAGTGCAGAATCAATTGCCTCAGCATGGTCTGATATAATTAGAAGAACAATTAAGGCACCTAGAATGAAAGCCGGTATTGAACTGTACATGAAATATCTAAAGCAAGGTATGAAAGACGCCAAGAATAAGGCAGCTCAACATGCTGGTATAGATTACAATGAATTTGGTAAGGCAGTGACAGACGCCGGGTTACCTGAACAAGTTACTGAAGCAGTAGTTGTTACTAAAGAGGTTGCATTTACATTTGGTAGATTTAATCCACCTACAATAGGTCACGAAAAACTTATTAAGAAAGTTGCTCAGGCAGCCAGAGATTATAAAGTATTTTTAAGTAGAAGTGAAGATACTAAAAAGAATCCATTATCTCCTAGTGATAAATTATCTTACATGAAAAAGATGTTTCCTACACACGCAAGAAACATAGAGATTAATAAATCAAATATGATATTAGATATTGCTACTACGTTATTTAAGAAAGGTTACAATGTTCTTAAAATGGTTGTAGGTAGTGATAGAGTAAGTGAGTTTAAAGGTATACTTACAAAATATAACGATGTACAAAGTAGACATGGTTACTATGATTTTAAAAAGATAGAAGTTATATCTGCCGGTGAAAGAGATCCGGATGCCGATGGTGCCTCTGGTATGAGTGCAAGTAAAATGAGAGCTGCAGCTGCCAAAGGAGACTTAAAAGATTTTGCAAAAGGTTTACCAAGAGGTGTAAACGCAGACGCATTAATGAAAGATGTTAGAAAAGGAATGAACATCAAAGAAGAAATTCAAAACAGTAAACCAACAATGAGTTTGTTTGAATTTGAACAACAACAAATAAGAGACCTTTATTTAAGAGACATGATCTTCAACATTGGAGAACAAGTTACCTATGTCAAAGAAGATATGCAAGGTACAGTTAAAAGAAAAGGTACAAATTATATTGTCATAGAAGACAATCAAAACAATTTACACAAATGCTGGATATGGGATTGTATTCCTATCGCAAGTGACAAAGAGGTTGCAGTGAGAGAACATAACTTAAACGTAGACTATGGTTTTAAAGCCGTTTCAGAGGATACCTTTAAGGAACAGAAATACAAAAAGATATTTGGTGATTTAAAGAAAGAGATCCGTATGAAATTTGAGAAAGAATCGTATGAAATAGGCGCCGACTATGCCAATCATACTAAAGAAATGACACCTGGTGAGAAACCAGACGCTAAACCTATTGACGCCAAGCAAAGAGGTTACCCTACACAACCAGATTTAGATACAAAAATATCTGAAATAAATGTAAAAGAATGGGCTTCTTCAGGTGAAACAATAGATAAATATAAACAAAGATTTAAAGAGGAATGGAAAGTAAAGCTTGATCAGGCTGTGACAAAAATGATTAATGACTTATAGACCACCCAAACAAAGGAATAAAATGAGCAGCTATAGAAAAACAATGGGAGAGGCAATGCAGGAAGTAAATGCATTTAGCCAAGAACGACAAGATAAGAATTTATTAGAGAACGTTCTAATGGGTACTCTTAAAGATAATCAATTGGCCAACCTTAAAAAAGTATGGGCAAATAAATCTATGAAAGATGTAACACCGGGTCTTAAAGCTACAATAGCTAAAATGGACATGCCTACTAAAGTTGCAATCGCAGGTGCAGAAATTAATGTACTTAAAGATATAGTATTTAAAGAAGAAGACGCTTACGATAAAGACGATGAGAAACCAAAGACTAAACCTAAACCTAAAAAATTACAGGCGTCTTATGAAGAAGTAGAACTACAAGCAATACTAGACGAAAAATTTACAGTGCAAATTACCAAAAAAGATGGTTCAACAATGGAACTAGGAAGATATAATACTTCACATGAAGCACAAAGATATGTTGATATGTATGGTAAAGGTGCTAAGGTTGTTAAAGAAGAAAATTTCCACGAAGGCAAGATGAGCCAGATATATGCAATGGATCAAGATGGTGCAAGTGCTGAAGAAATTGCCAAAGCATTAAAAGTTTCAACAAAAACAGTTGAAGATATACTAGGTGAAGACAAAAAAGATTTAGATGAGTCTTTTTCTCCTGCTATGTTACAAAAATTAAAAACTGAATTTGGTCCTTTAAAAGGCAAAACAATTAACGCTGCTCAGGCAAGACAGTTGATGAATATTTTAGATAAATTAAATGATAAAGGTTTAGAAACTTTAAAAGGTGCAGGTATACCTTTTGTTTCATCTGGTGCAATGTCTAAACTTTCAGTAAGAAATATGAAATGGAAAGTAACTACAATGAATCCAATGAAAGAAGAATCTTATACAGTAAAATATGTAGACCCTTTAAATAAAAAGAATTTACGTATGAAACATGCTGATAAGAAAGACGCACAAGATATGATGGATAGATTGAAAAAAGATGGTGTTAAAGAGATAGAGATAGTATCAGAAACAGTATCTAAATTTTCAGATCAACAGATTAAACAAGCATATGGTATTGCAAATGACCCACGTTACAAAGGTGGTAACTATTCAGGTGCAGTTGAAGCTATTGAAAAACTTGCAAAAGGTTTATCACTAGACCCTGCTGTTCAAAATGTTTTAAAAAGAACTAATGAAGAAGTTAAAGAAGACAGCGATCCTTGTTGGGATAGCCATAAAATGGTCGGTATGAAATCTAAAGGTGGCAAACAAGTACCAAACTGTGTACCTAAAGAAGAAACACAAGATGGTGCTAAGAAATTAGTTGCTAAAATTATGAAAGAAAAATTTGGTGCAACAAAAGATTTAACAGAAGCAAGATGGGAAATAGAAGGTAAATTAAGTTACAAAGGAATAGGTAGCTA